TTTTATTATAAACAGACTCACGAATAAAACCACCATACTCACGTCCAGATCTAGACTTACCATAACTCGCAACGGTCGTTAATCCGAAGTTAGGTTTAGTCTTCATCTTTTTTAGTATCTTGGCTATCTTCTTGTCTTCGTCTGTTTCCATGACCAAGTTTCTCCTTAATTATTTCTTCAACTATATTATCATATCTATCATAATTGATAAGACTATTAACATAGTGCTGTTTTACAGTTTTAAATTTTTTTATCATGTTTACGTCTTAATATCTTAACATGTTTACGCCATGCCCATGCATTAAGCATACCTGCATATTTCATTATGAAATGTAAGCCTTGATATATATATTTATCGAACATTTTTTTTAACCTCTCTATACTCTTCTAAACTTATCACATTATTATCTAATGCTTTTTGTGTGTAGTGTTCTATAATTTTTTGTACTTTTTCTAACTTAGTATGAGACCAAGGCCAGATTAAACAACACACATAATAAGCATCTCTAAATGTACATCTCCATTTCCATTGCATCAAGTATTTTGTGCCATCTTTTCGTAAACCTTTTCTTGGTTTCTTTACAACTGTACCACAACCTAATATTTCGTGGACCCAATGTATTACAGATTTATCTGTCATGGTTATCTCCATACTAATACGTTGTGAGTTGGATATACGATAACCTTTACCTTTGTGTTTCTTTTTCTTCTCCGGACGTTTAGCAAAATAAATACTACCCTCACCATCAAAGAGTCCGGCTATGTAAGCCTTGTCAGTATCAGGAATCATATTTTCTCACATGTATTAATATAGCAAGTGCAATGACTGACACTACAATACCTATAAAAAATAAACCTATCATTTTTTATCACTCGTTATAATCCATTTTAGAGCTGAAGTTGTTGGATCAAATCCATCAAACTTTGCACTAGTGCAGGCTGTCAGAAGTACCATCATCAACCCAACCCATATCATCGACTTCATAGAATTCTCCTTCCGAGTCACAGTCCCAGCACTGATGCACTGTTTCACCATACTCTGTTGCAACTTTTAAATAACCGTTGCCCTTACACGTCGGGCAAATAGTTACGGTCACTTTAGCTTTTTTTAATTTTTCCATTTAATTTCTTCGCTTTCTCATTTGCAATTGATTCAATGGTTTTACTTATAGATAAAGTCGCATCAGGTAATAATACCTTAGACAACTGTATCAATGTCTTGTATGTTTCATGTGTTAATGAAACGTTTCTATATTTAGTTATATCGGTCATAGACCATCCTTTCATTTATTTATGAGCAGAATATAGGATGTTACGGAGATTTGTCAAGTATGAAAATTATGTTAATTCTATTAATTTGTTCACAAGTAGCAGGTACTTGCTTAGAGCCATACGAATGGCCGGACAGATTCAATACACAATACGATTGCTTAATGTTTGGTTACGAAGAGTCTATGAAAAAAATGAAAGAGATAGGCTCAACAGATATTAATCAATATAATATGTTTGTTAAGTTTTATTGTACACCTGACAAAACTATTTGATATTGTGGCAGAATTGTGATATGGGACATCATCTCACCATACAATAACCTATCCTTGTTTATCCCTCTTTAGGATAGGTTTATTTTTAAACCATGCAGCAATGGTAAATCTATTTGAGTTTTTTATTAATGTAACACCGTGTCTGTAATACTTACCATCAAAAAATAAAACTCGTCCTTGTTTTGGTTGAATAACTGTATTGTCAGCAAAGTAAGTTTGACCACCCTCATAGTCATCGTTAAGATAAATTATTGCAGCCAGAATTGTATCCTTTTTTGCTTTATCAACATGTAAGTTTTGATAGCTATCTACCGGCCATTTTACTATTTCCATCCAATCTAATGTAGAATTATTTATTACACTACTTTTTGTGCTTAGTTTTTCTGCTAAAGATCCAACACTAACAAGGGGTAATGGAAATGTATTACCCCATTTTTTTACTTTATGTTGATGATTAGCGTACGTTTCTATAATTTTATTACATTCTTCTGATGGTAAAAAATTATCAAATACATTAATTATCATCTACACATGCAACCAACTAAACTACCACTACCATCATTCATGATGTGTAGGTTTATACTGTCTACGTACCCGGTCAGTTTTAGTCTTATTATTTCGCACAGTTCCAGACAACTTACTGGTTCCAATAAAGACATATGTTCCGTCATCTGCTTTGACAACGGAATTAATTGATAAAGTCCGTCGTTTAAAATTATTAGTTCCATCAATCTTCTTCTGGTAATACTCTTGAGTCAAAGTTCCGTGTTCCGTGTGCTATGATCTTTTTAAATCCTGGTGCCTGCAGATTTAATGTTGCATATGGCGCCCAAGATTTTTTAATTAGATTTAATTCTAATAGTAAATTAGACCATTGTTTGTGTGTTATATCTTTACTTGTAATTGTTAGTTTTTTTTCTTTCATACCTAGAGTCTAGGATAATTAAGGATGCTTGTCAACCCTGTCCTTTGTAACGAGTTTGTTTTTGTTGACGTTTTTCGTGTTTATTTTTATTTTTTTTATGTTGGCGTGCGCCTCTTTTTTTAGGTTTATCTCTCTCTACAAATGCTTTAAATTTTTTAGCCATTATCAATCCATTCTTTTACAAATGGTTTAGCATCTTCGGGTGATGTAATTACAGGTAAATAACTTATTTTACCATTGATATGTTGTTGAAGATCAGATCCACAGTTCATGCATCTATACAACTCATTAGTTAATCCAACTAACATTGTATATTCATTACAAGTAGGACACTTGCCATTGACCACCTCTGCAGAAACTTTTACCATTACTCTAGTATTAACTTTTTAATAGACAAAGATCCATCAATATTTGACTCTAATTCCGCCATAGATTTTATGCACTGGTACTTGACATGTCCATCAGGTTTTGTACCACGCTTTGCAACCCTCTTCCCCTTCAAACATTCAGACATCGAAGGCTGGATACGTGCTTCCTTGATCTCTCCTTGTACAATCATGAGTAGGGCAACGACTAACTCTGTCATACTATCTTACCTTTGTTTTCACCTTGCTTGATAACGTATTTTTGTGTACCATGCTTGCCAGTTTCTACTTCTTTTTTTAAATTTTTTACATAACTCATCTGCTTAGCCTGTTTATTTATATCAGCTATGTAGTCTAAAACTTTTTTAGTAATTCTTCCCGTTGCCATTTTCTCTTACCTTATCTTTTAATCCTTCGATATCAGCTAATGCTTTGTCTAATTGTTGAGTTAAAAATTCTATATTAACTTTGTTTGTCATGTTCATCTCTTGAGTCTTTTCCATTTTCTCAACGGACTTGTACAAATCCTCGATTAAAAATATCTGCTCCTGATCGACGGGCACCTGTTCGGACCTTTTAAGCAAATCATTTTCAAACAGCTCACGTGATGTCTCTAACGATACTAACCTTGCCGTCAGCTCGGTGTATGCGAACACGCCGGCTGCGACGAGTAAAATCAGAGAGGCAACCGTCTTCATCGGCATCTGCACAGCTGCTGATTCTGATATATTTAAAGGTTTATTACTCATTTATTTTAGGTTTTGGTGGAGGAATTATATATTCTTTTGGATCAACTTTCAATGGCGCTTGCCAAGGAGGTCGTACTAAAAAAGCCAGTAAACAAAACAAAATTATTAACACTGCTGTGAATGCATAGTTCATAATGAGTCCTCATTTCTTTTTTTCCTCAATTTCATAGAAGAAATTATCAGTGTCCTCTGTTTGCCATTGACCTGTGTCTTCTACGTTCCATTCACTAGTTTGGACTTTCCAATCAGGAGTATTGTCCTTAACAGTAAACGAAGGTAAATCCCAAATACATCTGTTATTGGGTTGTGCTGCATAATTACCATCGTTAAGTGCAATTATGTGGGCGCACTTATGCTCGTGCGGTATCTCTGAGTGATCAGAATTTAGAATATTAGCATCTGGGTGTCCCCAGTCAACAGTAAATAAATATTTACCATGATGCCATTGTTTATCTTTACCTATGTATTTGCCAGAAACTGATGCTAAGATATCCCAAGAAGTAACAGCAGGATAATAACTAAAAGAATTCCAGAGCTCCAACTCATCAAGTCTACGTTCAGGAACTTTTTCTCTGTCAAAACCTCTTTGTATGAAGGCGCTAATCGG